CCAAACTGCTACAACATCGGTGTTGACCTCAACTTGTTCTGTAACAAGTTCCCCAAACAAAACAGAATGTCTCACATATCTGCCCCACTTGTAGACGACCAAAACTCTTGATTTGCCGTCTTCTTGATTGAGTGCCAGATTAGTGCCATCATCTTCCTCAACGTACTTGTACGTAAAACCTCTCTCTTGCCAATTGGCAATGAAACCTCCCTCTTCGGGAATTGCGACTCGAAAACCGAAACTCAAAACAACCTCATCACTTTTGATTTTCTCTTTTTCTTCTTCGCTCTCACCTCCGCTCTCTGATTCATCCCCGTCCTCTAGGGACGGGACAATCAAAAAGCCGAACCGCGCTTCAAAGTGCAAACACCAGTCTTGCTGTTGACAGTGAAATTGTTGACAAATGGACCAGTGGCATCCACCTTAAGGAACAAGGTGATGCGAGTACCTTCAATAGCATTAGCAGTAGCTATATGCAAAGCTCCGATAGGCAAAGCTCCAGTTGCGGGCCAAATTTTATTGGTATACCCGGCTGGAATGCTAAAATTATCGACTTGCTCTGTAAAACAGTTCATGCTGTTGCTGCCGAATACAACTCGGTTGGGAAGGAACATTACATCGTCGAAATCAGAGATAGAACTGTCTCTGTGTCCATAGGCGATTGCGACTTGCTGACCAGCTGCACCAAAAGCTACCTTCACCTCCATACTCTTGAAGTAAACCTCTCCTTTCTGTAGAATCCAATCCTGCAACATCTTCTCGAACGATAACGTCAAACATTGTTTTCCATCGAATTTTATAGCGAAACTGAACACGAACTCCCTCTCAGTACGAACTGCCAACCTAGCCTCGCTAGTATCGGCAATAACGTCACGGATTTCACTGGTAACTTGAGCCATCGAATAGTGCAAAGAACGGATCAAACTCGCCCCGAGTATATTGGGATTCACTAGCCTGAAAGGTATCATCTTACTCAGTGCCATAGCGAAATCAAGATCCAGAACTAACTGATGCACATATTCTGCGTCATGCTCCATCCATCCAATGTCTCTTGAAAAGTCCACTTTTCTATTCACGCCTAAATCACGGCGTAAATTGAATATCTTAGTGGTTAAGACTTGATGTGCTTGAAACAGTGATTCATCGTTGAAAAGATCAAAGATCTCATCTTTCAAACGATAGATGGTTAGGAAATCCAAAAAGTAACCGTCAATCACGTCTCGGGCTCTGCCCATAGACGTCGCACCCAACAATCGTTTCAAAAGAATGCGCGGGTCTTTGAAAGTACGACCCTTCCTCTCCAAGAATGAACAAAACGAACCTGTGTCACTTTCTTTGTACTTTTCCACACAGTGGTCAAGATACTCAAAATTCACCCAGGTCTGCCGAATAGGATAATGATCGTAAAGGAGAATGTCATCTCCAGCAACCTTAATGGGACTCCCTCTAGGAATCGCATACTTGGTCACAGTTCTGGCCAACATGAACATAGTGTTGAAAAGGAATGTGAAAATCTCTCCGGAAAAACGCATCAAGCCAAAATGAATGGTGTCAGTGTGGAAATTGAACTTGTCTTCCACATAATCCCGAACCAGCTCTGCTGGTGTACAGAAATGCTCCATGATCTCAACTTCAAGTTGCAAAGAACCGCCTCTTTCACTACTATCTAGAGCAGTGATATCCAACTCAGTGTAACGTTCACACTTTGAGCCAAACTTCTGAGTCCAAGCGGCAAGATCCTCGAAACTCTTCTTGACATGAATATAAACATTCTCGGGCGAATGCCTCAAAATCTGCTCCAAAAGGTAAATACCATAAGGACCAAATTTGAAGATATACTCATCGCTTCTAACCAATAGGGTCTGTAATGGTTTAGCTACTGCTGGGATCAAATCCTTCAGCTTCCATTGCGACTTAGCCGTCAAACGATCTACGTAATCAGGATCTGCCCTAGGCATGCTTGCTTTCTGCAACTCCTCACTTCTACCAGCTCTTCTGTCAAAGAAAATTGCCTCACACTCTTCGTAAAGATCCTTGTCAAAAGGAATGGGATTCTTCCAATCCATGAAGTCACTCAAACGATTGAACATCTCACTACCAAAACAACCCTCAACTTGGAACTCCCGAACGTTGGCCTCCTTCGATTGTCTTCTCACTCTTTGACTGAGACCCGCTGCAAATGAAACACTGTCCGTGCTCTTCTGCAATTGACCGTAGTTGACATACTTTGGGTCAGTGTAAAGAGGATTCTTGCCTTTGCGTGTTTTTGAGAGATAGGAATTTAATGCTCG